ACCAAGTTGCTTATCAGTCATTTTCTCAAATATGCTATAACGTTGTTTGTCATAACGAGCAATGTTTACGCCTGCTCCGAAAAATGCAGGCTGTGCTGTTGTGTCAATATTTTTAGTGTGAAATACACTCATGAATTACCTTCGTATATGTAAATTGTATCCATTGTTAATTTTTTAAATTCTTTATAACCAAGTTCAATTAAAAGATGATGACCCTTAGCTTTTTCTGTAATAATAACTGGATGGTGTTTTTTGATTGTTTCTTTTGCACCTTCAATGGCCATTGGTTCATGTCCTTCAATATCTAAATGTATAAGATCAATCTTTTCTAAATTTAAGTCATCTATTCTATACATTTCTACATTGGCATTTTTGACGTCTTTCTGTAATCTATGTGTACCTACATTCTTCTTATTATTATTGTACAATTTATAGATTTTATCTGTTGTATTGCTGATAGCGCCATTAAATAATTCAAATTGTTCACTATCACAATTCATTTGTAAACATTTATAATTATCCGGATCTGGTTCCCATGAATAAACCTTTTTAAAATAGTTTGCATAGAAACGAGGATACATACCGCAGTTTCCTCCAGCACATATCACAACATCAAAGTTTTTCACTTGACTCATAAAATCTTTCGAGTCTTCACGCCAATTTTTAAGAGGACCGGTCCATGCACCACTATCATTTATTAGCCAAAATAATCCATCAATACCTTCATATTCATCGGCAGTCCAGTCTTTTTCATCAGGCACTTCACTAAACTTTCTGTAATGTATTAGATTTTGCATGCATCACAGTCCGGATCACTTAAATCACATACTGCGCCTTCTGCTTCAGGCACAGGTGGTACTTCTTCTATTTCTCCAGCACCATCATATGTGTTGTTATAATACAATTGCTTTCCACCATACTTATAGAACATCAACATATGTTGCATCATTACAGATAATGGTATCTTCTCTTCATCGTAATGTAAAGGATTATATGAAGTATTGACTGAAATACCTTGATCAATAAACTTTTGTAATACAGCCATAATCTTGAGATAACCTTCAGGTGATTTCTGATCCCACAATAAGTCGTACTTATTCTTTAATCGTTGAATGCTAGGAACAACCTGCTTCAATATGCCGTCTTTCGATTGCTTAATAGAGATAAGAGAGCGCGGTGGCTCAATACCATTTGTACTGTTACTAATTTGTGCTGATGTTTCAGCCGGCATAAGTGCCATCAATGTTGAGTTTCGAATTCCAAAGTTCTCGAGTTGCGCGCGTAGACCATCCCAGTCCATCTTATATTCAGGTGCAACCAACTCATCCACTGTTTTCTTATATGTGTCGATTGGAAGAACACCTTCATGATAGTTTGTTTGATTTGAGAGAAAACATGCATGTTTTTCAACTGCGAGATCAGCTGATGCCTGAATCAAATAATATGACCATGCTTCTGCATATTCATGAATGAGTTCGAGATTAGGATCCTGATAGTTAGTATCATTCTTCGCTAGCCAGTGTGCAAAGTTAATAATGCCAATTCCTAACGGCCGACGATTTTCTGTGCCTTTACGAGCCGCCAATACTGGATAATCTTGATAATCTAGCAATGCATCAAGTGCACGTACGGCTAGGGTACAGGGCTTCTCAAAGTCAGCAGGTTTACGAATACTTCCCCAGTTGATGGCAGCTAAAGTACACAATGAAATCTCACCCATGGGATCGTTGATGTCTGTTAACGGTTTTGTCGGCAGGTTAATTTCACAACACAAATTAGATTGACGAATAGGTGCTTTAATTTTTTGGAACGCACCATGATCATTAGCGTTATCAACATTCATCAAATAGATACGTCCAGTATCCTTTCGTTCTTGCATAAATGCAGAAAACAACTCACGGGCACTAATTGTTTTTTTCCTAATCGATGTCTTACGCTCGTACTTTTCGTAGAGCTCACGAAATTTATCTACGTCTACAAAGAATGCCTCGTATAGATCTTTACAATCATGAGGTGAGAAGAGTGTGATGTTCTCATTTCGAATCAGCCGCTCGTACATTACCTGATTGAATTGCACACCATAATCCATGTGTCTTACTCGGTTGTCTTCTGTTCCTTTGTTATTTTTAAGAACGAGCATATCTTCAATTTCATAATGCCAAATTGGATAATATAGTGTTGCGGCACCACCGCGTACACCGCCTTGTGAACAAGATTTGACAGCGCTTTGAAAATACTTATAGAAAGGGATAACACCAGTATGACTAGTATCGCCGTCGCGAATAGGACTGCCCAGAGCCCGAATGCGACCGGCCCCAATACCGATTCCTGCTTTTTGAGATACGTATTTGACGATTGCTGATGCTGTTGCATTGATAGAGTCCAGTGAGTCATCAGTCTCAATAAGTACGCATGATGAGAACTGTCGTTGAGGCGTCCGTACTCCCGCCATAATTGGGGTAGGTAGACTAATATCGAAGTTACTCAGTGCATCATATAGGTCTTTTACCCATTTAAGTCTATCTTCACCGTAATTTGCGAAGAGAGTCATGGCGATACACATATTCGCCATTTGTGGTGTCTCATAGATTTTTCCAGTGACACGGTTTTTGACCAGATACTTACCTCGCATCTGTTCCATTGCTGCATATGTCAAAAGAAAATCACGATCATGATTGATATAACCATCGAGTGTCTCGATATCCTCGCGACTATATTTCTCCATCAATACACCATCATATACACCTTCACCTACACAATTAATAACGTGTTGTACGAGAGAAATAGGTTGAAAATCGCCATATACTTCTTTTCGTAGACCATAGTTGATCAAACGACCGGCGACATATTGGTAGTTCGGTGCATCTTCTGTGATAAGATCAGCGGCAGCCTTAATCAATGTCTCTTGGACATCAAGTGTTTTTATATTATTGTAGAACTGAATATGAGTTTTAATTTCTAGATCTGATGCGGATACACCGTTTAAACCTTCACACGCAAACGATGCAACTTTATGAAACTTGTCTAGATCTAATAGCTCTTTATCACCGTTCCTTTTGGTTACAAAAATTTCCATTTAAATTTGTCCAGATTCTTGTAGCTTGATTCGATTCGCCAAGTGTGCTTCTTGAATGTCATCTTTACTTTGGCCAAAATATTCAACAGCATGTCCTTCTCTAATCATGATTTGTCCTAAGAACATATAACTGTCAGTGACTTCATCGTAAACCTCAAACTTACCGAGAATACGACCGAACTTACCCTTCGCATCATCGCCGGGTTTTTCTGTTACAAGTGTTTGTGAACTACCGACTTTTAGATATGATTGCACAAACTTCTTTGCTAGTAAACCGTACTTCTTTTCTACTTTATCGCGTGTGCGCGATTCTGGTGTATCGATACCGTGAATTCTTACACGTTCACCATGTTGCCAAATGCCAAATCCAAGGTCGATATCTACATCTACTGTGTCGCCGTCTACGACTCTTTTTACGACGCACTTATACCTATACATCGCTCGGCGCGCCGGGTTCTTCGGTAGGAACTAAGCTGGCTCGTACAGCGCGCGACACATTAAGTAATTCATGAGCTTCAGCTATTTTTTGCATTTGTTCATGCATGGCATCGACGAGATCCGGATGTTCACCAATGCCTACGGGATTTTCTACGTAGGTTCGAACGTTAGCTTGTGCAGCTAACAATTCACCTTCATAACGCCTAATAAGGGCGTCGACTAAATCAATTCTCATCTTTTTCTCCTGTTTTTACATCATAAAAAATATTTAAACCAAACTCTGTCTTGAGTGAAGCCATGATCTTATCTATGGCACTCTCCGCGCCTTCTCTAAAACCAGCACCAAATGCTTCTGCACCACCTATTCTGTATCCTGTGTAATAGGCAATGCCTAAGAGCCCTAGCGAAACTAGGGTATGTGTTGTGCTATCCATTTTTTTCCTTAATGATCGGGCCAATCTAAATGCTGAAAACTACCAATTGCATGTACAAAATTTTCAGCACAGTCCTCGGCGTATCGCAGATTTTTATCTAAAAGTTCGGTATGATAATGTTTCATCATACCATAATGTCTGGCTTCCATGCGAACAATATAATGATATTCGTCGCGAGATATTGATGCGCGTCGTGTTTTTGTCTCATTCCAATAATCACTTAAATGTAATTCAGCCATTGAGTTGCACCACTTCACCTATTGCTTTTTGAATTTCGAAACGATCCATACCCATCAATCTTAGTTCACGCTCAACTAATTCTTTAGAATATTTACCTTCGCGATATTCTTCAATAATTAAATTTACCTTCATATCTTTTTCTAGATCACTCATGTTTTTCTCCATGCTGTGAATAGTAATTTAGCTTCCAAACCACTAGAGATATTATACCTCAAAACATCTTCTATTGACACCCCATTGAGGAACATATCGTTAATATCTTTTTCCTTTACTGTCTCAGGAAAAATTACTACTTCGTATCCTTTACTTATGATTTTCTCAATCTTGGCACATGTCTCTGGGCTACGAGGTTCATTATCAAATACAAAGATAGAATGTTCATTTGTCCATTCATATTTAATACTACCACCTGCCATTGCAATGGAATTAGGAACAAACATGGAGTCGATTGGACCTTCGAAAATATAATGTGGTTTTGATCGATCACATGTATCTAGACCAAATATTTTTGGTTGCTTCTCATCGATCATGATCGTAATATATCGTATACCTTCTTTACGAAACGATCGACCTTGATAACCAAATAGATTGCCATCGGCATCGATAAACGGAATAATCAATCGAGGTTCATCCCATTCTGTATCAGGAAACTTACCGGGAAGTATTGTATTCGTCCATTCTTTAAATCGTGGACAATAAAATAGTTTTGCCTGATATGGTGTTGGAATTTTACGACGATCGATATATCGTTTTGCAGGATGGTTCCACTTGAGTTGTGATATCTTCTTCAGCTTCTTTAATGGTGTTGATTTAATAAAAGTAGGCGGTTTCATTTTATCAGCGAAGATCTCGACGTCTGTCTTTGGTCTATCACCCATCTTTTCAATTATTTTTTCTT